TATCAATTCCTCTAAAGTCGAGGATAAAACATTTATTCTTTTTTCCTGTTTTTCTATTTTATTTTCAGTTTCTTTTATAAGGTCTTCCACCGACTTCGGTGGCTCTCCAGGGTGCCCTGTTTCATAGTCAATCCACTTAAATGCCAGCTTGTGTGGGTTAGATGTTACATCCACCCTGTAGCTATTTGCCTTATTATCTGCAAGAAGTTGCCCCAGTTGCCCATATTCAAGCTTTAGGCATCCAATTTTATCCTTATCATATTTCTTTAGGTATATGTAGTTTTCATAGTCTTCATCAAAAGTTGATTCATTGACAAAACCCTGCATATCACCTGTTTCAATTAATATATCCCCTGTATTTTTTAGGTAGTATATCTTTGTACCTACTTGTTTCAATAAAATCACTCCTTTATTCAAAAGCCCACCAATTTTTTACTACATGACTATTTTCATAACCACTTAAGCTAATCTTCCATGGGTAGTTATCTCTCCTATCTAACTTACAATTATCCATGTCAGACACGCCATTGGCATTTATAACGAGAGGGAATCCATCTTCATAAGTTACTGCCCCACCATTAGATTTCCAACCTATAGCATATGCTTCTACATCTTTTGTTGCTATAATTATGCCTCCACCTGATGCATCTCCTGAATATTTTCCTGTAATATAGCAACTGCTTTGCACAACAGCTATTACTATTGATGGAGTGAATGGTAGACCTAATGCTCTTACTGTTTTTGCGTTTGAGTTTTTCCCACTCGCCCATTTTTTTCTAGCTTTTTTTATTTGCTTAATTACATCTGGGATGTCGGGAAGCTTGGTAATAAATAAATTATCATCTTTTCTTATTTCATTTATTGTATCAAGTATAACTTTCCCAAAATCTCCATATAGATTTTCTGTTCGTTTGAGCTGTTTTTCAATCTCATCTTTATGCTTCATCATTCGACATCCTCCCCAGTTAGTAGTGACTCTAGTCTGTCATTTGCCTTTTTATGTCTCTCTACAAACACCCCTATCTGGTCACTATATTCATCTACACTGGCTTTGTATTCTTTGACTGTGTCTAAAATTTCCTTATCCTTATCCTTTAGCTCTTTGAGAACTTTGTCAAGGGTTTTGTTTGCCCAGGTCGTAACTTTTACTTTTAGGTCAGTTAATTCTATTGAGCCTAGTTTCTTCCATAGAAATTTGATGAAGTTTGCCACCGACTTATTGCCATCTGTCGCCTCTTCATAACCTTCCAGGGTAGTTTCATTTATATTACCAAAAGTTTTATCTATTAAGTCAGAGTTAGCATTCACCCTGTCTACACTATAGTGTTCTGTCTTATCATCTTTGGTTAGTCCGATATTTTTAGTTTTTACTATTGCCATTATCTAAACACCTCTTCTTTCAATGACTCATGTGTATATCTGGCTAAGTCATTATGAGTCTTACCACTTAATATCTCATGAGTGTTATATAATAACTCAATTTCCAGGCTAATATTCTGAGGCACTACATTCTCTAGCAAGTCGTTGACAGCATACATCATTCTTTTAGCCCCTAAATCCAACCTTACCAATAAATGGTTAGAGGCAGGGTCTAGTTTCATCTTATAGCCATCTACACCCACCAAGTTATCCAGAAGACTTACTAACTTCTTATAAGTGTAGGGCCTCTGTCCCACAAGTTTTGTCTTGATGGCAAATCTTCTTTCATCTAGTGTAAAAGATGAGTTTGATTTTAACCCTAGGATATTCTCCCATCTGCTACAACCATAATCGTTTAATCCATCTATAAAGTAGTTATTATGAATTTCATCAAGTCTATTAGCAGTAAGTGTAAGTTCTGCATTATAGGACTTAGCCAACGCCTGAAATTCCTTAATGTCGGCGTACACAGGTGGGATAAAGTCTATACACTTTGGTATGTATTCATCTTTAAATCCTATCATATGTCACCTCACCCAATATCGGGATTGCTATTTCATCAAGTACTAGATTTTTTTCTAAACCATTTATTTTTGTACCAGTAATATCTACTACCCCTGTTACATCTAATATCTTATTTTCTATCCTGGATATTCTCACTACTTTTGTTTCACTAGTTCCAAAATCCTCTCTTAGACTCTGTAGATATTCATCAATTTTACTTTTGATGTCTTGCATTATATCTCCAGCATCTTGAGTCAAAGTCAACTTCATGCTTATGTTTAAGATAGTCTTATTAGCTTCAAAGACTTCTGTCATATGTCCTATTGGTGCCAATCCATACCCTTCTCCCTGTTCAGAGTTTAAGCTGTCACTTACAAGCTTAATCAACTCAGTAGATGCCATTTTATACGAAGTATCAAGAATATATATTCTCACTTTACCTAGTTCACTAGATGTAGATTTAGGGCGCCTAAAAACCTTGCAAGTCCCTATCCCATCAATGGCTGTAACTTTTTCTATATAATCAGCTCTATTACCACCAAAAGCCTGATAATCAAGACTCTGCATATATCTCTTTCTAAGAGACTCTACATGCTCTTCATTTCTGCCATCAAGAAGCACACTAGTTATTTTAGCCATCCTTAGGTCAGGCATGTCATCTATTGGTGTTAGGTCTCCAATGGATTCTATATGGCCTGTTTCTTCTGCAACAAGCTTATACTTATTAGATTCTATCTTTTCTATAACTTCATAGTTGCGCTCTTCACAGTTAAATCTAGTACCTATCTCCACATCCATATTGAATTCAGCTACAACAATACCCTTAGTAGCTGGTCTTGGTTGAATATTCCTAAGATTACTAAATCTCACCAGGTTATTGTAATTACAAGTATCAGGAAATGCTTCATCTTCCATCAACTCAATATCCGATTGTAATGCCATCAGTTCAGGCACAATCATTGCCACAGACTGATATATTATACTGGTTTCCCTCTTGTCGAATTCATCAGGAATGGTGCCTAACATTCTAGCCATGGTCTTATCAAAGCTAATTTCTTTACCCATTAACACTCACCACCTTTTCAACGTTCACGGCCTCACCCATATTACTTAACACTTCCACTTTTATGTTGAAAGTATTTCTTTCCATTCTTTCGATTTCTAGACTAGAGATTTCCTGGACCCTATCATCAGATAAAATTGCTTCTCTGATTGTTGACGCCAATATCAGTTCTATAACTGGGTCATTATCCCCATATAGTTCTAGAAGTTCAACACCAACCTTATCGCTCATACTTGCATACTGATATCTTTCAGTAGACAAAATAAAGTAAATGGCCTGAGCTAAAGAGTCCTCATTATCTACATAGCCTTTTATTCTGTCCCCAGACAGTTTAAAATCCTTGCTACTGTACTTTTTATTCTCATAGTTATCAAGTAATTTTTCAAACTGTTCTTGAGGTACTCTTGTATTTGGAATCATTCTATCAACTCCCCTAATATTACATATTGCTCACCGCCTAAGCATCTGCTTAAAACTACCTTAGTCCCTTTTTTGATTTTTCCTTTATCATCAAAGGCGCGCTTCAATTTAATGAAGTGAATTTCTTCAAGGACCATCTTTTCATTGATTGCAATTTTAAGGGGTGATGTTGATACCACAGTTCCTATCAAATTGTCACACATAACCATTGATTTTACTGTATTATTTACTATTTTTTTGAGAGTCATTAACAAATTATCTGCCATACAATCACCACCCTTTTCTAAAAATCACTAAACCTGTATGCACGCGTAAATTTCCTTGAAGGACAAGTCTGTGACCTAGGCGGTGTAGACTCAACTGCTCTACCATTACCCAGATATAACCCTAGATGCCCTCTCATCCATAGAATATCCCCTCTTTTTGCATTAGTTATTGGTATATACTTTAATCCATAACTACCTGGGTTTGAATCTATTGAAGCTGTAGTCCACGCATTTGCTGGTCGCTTGTTCAGTTTACCTGCGTCTGCATAGGCATAATATACCATTGCTGAACAGTCAAAATGAGTAGGATTGCCGTTTTTGTATTTATAACTATTCCTTAACTTATCCGCCTGGGAATATGGCGTTCCTAGTCTGTCCATGCAGAATTTTATGGCGTGTTCTATGATTGCATTTGCGTCTGTAGGGTTTTCATAGTTTCCTATACTACTCATAGACCTAACGCTCATATTTTGCCTACCTTCTTCCATGCTAGATACACCACTACCTAAAAGCCCTTCATTCCAGGTAACGCCTGTATTTTGCTTATAGAAGCTTTTCAGACTGTTAATATATCCAGTTGAGTCATTCTCATATGGCGGTGCGTAAGTCATTATGATATCGCGTATAGTCCTCTTACCGCTTCTTATATAGTGTTTAGCTAGAAGGTAGAATTGGTATTCGACTCCAGCATCTACACTAGGGAATTTCACATAATATCTATCACCCATCCATATTTTTCCATAGTGTTGGTAGGCATAGTTGTCCTTCCTATTTGAGTAAGTTATACCACCAAAGTTATTACCTTTTAAGGCTAACCCACTATTCATACTTGGTCTAGATTCTATCCTTATCATCATAGCTACAAGCATAGGATTTACGCCAAAGGCATTACCTAACTGTACGAACTTTTCACCCATTCCAGCAAGTGGTCCTTTTAGAACTTTATTCATCATGGCAGCAGTTACACCATGGCCCCAGTCTTTTGCACCAATCTTGGACACATTTGACTGTTTACCACTTCTACTATTCGTCGCTTGGTCTGAAGTAACACCTCTGGTTGATACAAACTCACCACCGATTAATTCTAGATCCATTGAATATAAGCCATCCTCTATCTTATGAGTAACTGCGTCAACCACCATGTTGTTTGAAATTACCATGTCCCCTAAGTCAAGGTTGACCATTATTACGGCCCCAGCAACAACCTCATTAGCGCCCATGGCATTTTTTATTTTAAGAGTCTTTGTCTTAGAATTATACATTTTAAGTAGTTGAGTTCCTACAGTTACGGCACTAAAGCTACTGTTGGCCTTTTCAGTTAACTGTAGCATTCCCCACTTTGCTATACTCTTTTCATCTTTCCAGGTTTGATATACAGTAGCCCCATCTTTTTGAGACTTATACCCTACCCTTATAACGTTGTAGGTTTGCTTATCTATGGTTGATTCATAGTCAAAATCCCCAATAACGCTAGCGTCAATAATTACATTCCTATACATGTGTTTTAGTGGGCATAAGGTTAGCTTACCAAAATTATCGTATAGTATGAATATCTCACCAGTTGCCTCTGTAGTCTTTTCTATGGCCGTCATGATCATATCAAAATAAGTGGAGTTCTCTTTGGTGATAGATGGTATTTTATACTTACTATCCCTGATAGCACCCTTATTCAATCTTCTATCATTGGCTATCATGGTAACTATTTCACCAACAGACTTATTTACAAATATTGCACTTTCCTTAGCCTTCAAATACCTAAGCTGATCATAACAAGTAATTTTAACTACTCTATCTTTACTTCTTGATAGGGTGAATATAAAGCCATAAAACATCCAGGTTTTAGAAATTCTAACCCTTACTGTGTCACCCTCTTCAAATTGAATTTCTCCATCCTCTTCCTGAATAACACTAAAAGTACATTTTCCTGCAGAGCCTTTTCGCTCTAAGGATATTTCAAGTCCATTTGTAATAGGGACCTTATATACATTGTCCCCATGCGTGATATATACATCACAGTTGTAGGTGTGCATATCTCTATTTTCTATTGTCATATGCCACCTACTTTCCGTAATTTGCTATTACTTTTACATATTTTCCATTACCACTTATCCAGCCCCAACCGTTATCACCCTTTGAGTGCTTGACCTTATACCAGTCTTGCCCGTTGTGTTTATAGACACCATAAACACAAGGTTTCTCTCCGGACCTGAATATCGCCACTTTTCTGTTGTGTGTTCCTGCTCCTGATCTAATATTTAGGTCAAATTTTATTTCTACTCTCTTTAAAACCGCAACAGTCTTAGGATTAGATTTACTGCCTTTTTGTGTCTTTTTTTCAGCAGGCCTAGGATATTGGTCAGCCTGATTAAGTAGGTGCTTAGTCCTGTAAGGCCTAAACTGTTTCAATGTCAAATTTACTGCTATATCACTGTTATTTTCTGAATCTTCGTCTATATCATAATTTTCTACGGTTACTTTCGCTTCAAGTGGAAATCTAGTTTTCCTTCCCTGCTTTCTTATCACCCTAAACGTTATGACTTTCTTATTTGCCTTAGCATTTTCTAAAAAATCTAGAATTTCTTTAGGGCTGTGATTAGATGCCCTATATTTTATATTATTTATGTCATGGACCAATTCAAACTCAAATGAATACTCAGTAAGTTTTGGAAACTTAATAAGATTTATTTCACCCGAGTTTGCTAGTTCCATTGTTTTATTGTTTCCGCCTATTTTAGTAGATAATTTGCTAGGGGTGATTGGCAATAGCATATTATCTAAATAGAATAAATACATTTACATCCCCCCTATACTGCATAATATCCATCTACTTGACGTTCTAGCTGGCTTGTTAATTCGTCATTAAGCTTATCTACGAATCCATCTAGATCCTCAGCTTGTGGATTGTTTATTGTATTTTCTATATTTATTTCAGCTGTTGTAAATCGATTAATAGCCTGTCTTTCGGCTAACTCTCTCATATATCTAATATCATCAAGGAACTTTTCTGTATTTTCAGCAGTTTTCTTAGTATTCCTCGCTGTAGCCCTCTGAGCCTTATTACCACCGGGAGAAAGACCTGATTGTTTGAAATCCTGCAAACCATACTGTTTATCTTTATCTGGCTTAAATTTATCTTTATCAAATAGTCCGCCAACCTTATCTTTTACCATCTTTGAGAAGTTGGCCCCCATATCATATCCCTTGTTAGCCCAATCCATAGGGTCAGTGTATTTTAGATTTGGGGCTATTGCCTTATAATCTTTAGGCTTAGATTCTTCTAACCACTTATCAAGTCCAGCCTCTAAATTACTTATAGTGTGGGTAATTGATGTAGTGTGTCCAATCGTTCCAATCTTACCTATGTTTACACCAGGTATCATGTTTAGGGCATCTATTATCCAGTTGATAGCACTGATAGCCATATTGGCCCCGTCTACCATAGCATTTGCTATATTAGTCGCAACACTATCAAACGAACTTGTAATACTTTTAGCGACTCCAAGTGCATTTTTTGCCAAGTTTACGAATAGCCTTATTATTGAATATATAGGGTGGTTAAATACATTAGCTACAAATTCTGCTACTATTCCCACATGGTTAGCAATATTCTTCATGATATTAAATACAAAAGCGCCCATGAAGCCGAAAGCACCGCATATTATTCCTACTCCTGAGACATGTTCACCAGTGACATGATTATAAACAGCAATAAGTGCAAAATAGGCTGTGATTACAGCTATTATTGCAATTACTATCCAGGTTAGTGGACAAGCAAGTAATGCTGCATTAAGGCCGTCTTGTGCTATTATCAAGGCGATAGTTGCAGCAGTTAACGCCCAGTCAGCGACTGTTGCAGCAACTTTAGCTACAGTATCAGCTATCCATCTAATGGCTGATATTAAAAGTTCTGCATTAAGCACCGCATAAATTGCCACTAATCCAAGAATTATAGGTCCTAACCATTGCATGTTATCCCCCACAAAGGTTATGGCCCCATTGATGGCGTCAAACATTGTAGCACCTACCTGTCCTAATAGGGCAAATGCAGCAATAGAATTATTCACAAAGTTTATGATATATGGATTATTGGCCAGTCGGTTAAGAGCTTCAAACATTGGTGCCATTCCAATAACAAAGTTATTCTTGATTTTGTTCCATATTTCACCAAAAGTCATAGGCATCTTATTAAATCGATCTTCTATATCACTGGCCGCATTAAACATAGCCCTTTTAATGACATCTGCAGTTATTAATCCCTCAGATGACGCCTTTTTCATGTCAATGCCATTTAATTCTTTTTTGATAGCTTGTGCAAGCATAGGTGCATTTTCCAATATACTTCTAAACTCATCACCTTGCAGTCTTCCAGAAGCCATTGCCTGGGTTAGCTGATACATTGCGGCCTGTTGCTCTTGGAGACCTGCCCCACCGACCTTAAATGACATCTGCATTAACTCAGTGAATTTTATAAGTTCTGCATTTGAGTTAAATGCGTCTTTTGCAAGAAGGCCTAACTTAGTGACTGTCTGCGCCATGTCAGTATACACCCCTCTAGTCCTGTTCGCTGAGTCATATATCATTAGGTTTAACTGATAGTTACTTTGCAGACCATCATTTATCATATTTATACGAGCCTGCATACTTGTGTACGTATCGGATAGATCTATAACTTGCTTTATGGCTTGAAGTCCTAAATATGCACCAACTAGCATTTTTGCCTTATTAGCTAAATTACCCATTAGCCCAGCACCCTCTGAGACCGAACTATTTAGGGCTATTTGCTTGTTGTTGGCTTGTCCTATGCTATCAGTTACGTTATATGATACAGGCTTGCTTACGGTCTCTGTGAACTTGCTATAGGCATTTGTCAATTCTACAACATGTCTTGTCATATCTGAAAAAGGGGATGACAGACCATCTGAAACACTTACTGGTAATCCAATTCCTGACATATTTTACCCCTTTCTATCTTTCTAGTTTTTTGGCTTGTCTTTTCTCTTCCTTAATCCTGATATTTATGGAAGCTATTACGAAAGCCTTAAATTCTTCATTATCCATCATTTCTAAGATTTGAGGGAGAGTCCAGTGAAATTCATGTAAGCAGTAATACACGATATTGGCATCACCGTCATTTCCCTCTATTAGTTTTTTGCTTCTTCAATTTTTTCCTCAAGTGACTTAATGCCATTTATATCCTGGATAGCTTCCTGAAGCTTTCTATTTTCACCAAGTAATAGCATTGCATTTAACAGGTCTATTTCATTTTGTACGCCATAGAAGTCCTGAAGTTCAACATCCTTAAGGTCTGGATATACAACACAAGCTACAGTTATTTCGTTTTCGTACCTTTCGGTATCAAACTCAACTTTTCCGTTCTTGTCTATTTTTCTGCAATTTTTACTAAGAAGCTTTTCCATAGCAGTTGGCATTGGTCTTAGTTTGAACTTGATAAGCTCTCCATTTTCATCTGTAAACCTATCTGATATTACATATTCTCTTTCAAGATTTTCTAAGTCTCTTCTCATAAATGCTGCAAATTTACTCATTTTATTATCTCCTTATTGTTCAAATTAAAAAGGGACTGAGTTATTACTCAATCCCACTTACTCTTTATATCTATGCAGTTGGAAAATCAACAAACTTATCGTTAAACTCAAAGCCATTAAATGTTCCAGATATATCTTCCTCTAGTACTTCAGCTTCAACATCAATAAGGGCAAGGATCATCTCCTCTATAACACAATCTTTAAAGGTTACTGATTGTCTACCTATAGTCTTTACTGAACTAGGGTCCTCATTTATCACCTGGATAGAAAATGTAGGCATTTCACCGCTTTCCGCGTATGTTCTTGCTAATTCTCTAAACGTTGACTGGTTGTAATAAAAGCTTGCTTCTAGTGTTCCTTCCCAACCTGTACTTCTTACCTGCTTACCTGATAAGCCTAATACGCCTTTTTTAGTAGTGTTAGTTTTAAATTTAGCTTTAAATTTCGACAGTGAGGCCAAAGTATATCTTCTGCCATTTATCTCAGCAAAAACAGCCCCCTGACTTCCTGACACTGTCTCGTTTGTTAGATTCAGTTTTCTAATAGTTTTTTCCATTTCCTACCACCTTACTTTCTTACATAATTAGTCATGTATAGTTGTCTGAAACATTCTGCTGGTGTTACATGTGAGTCAACCTTAACGGCTCCTCTTACATCTTCGTCATTGATTTCAACGATTTCAATGCTTGCCTTATCATAATCTTTAAGGGCTCCCTCTTTCAAGAATTCCTCTCTAACATCAATGATTTTATTTAAGTAAGATTCTTTGCCGGCAGTATCAATATTAACCTTACCGACATACATCTCGTTGAATACCCTTGCGTCTGCTATAGCTAAGGCGTCTAAAATTCTAACAACCTGGTTGTCCTTGAATTCAGCCCCTTTAGTGCTAGTAGTAGTAATAAGACCGTTGATATCTTCTAATACCCTGACAGTATCTCCAACACTGTGATATACAAATTTACCAGCTTTTTTCAGCTTAGTTAACTCTGCCTGAGCAAAATCTGTTATCACTTCATATTCACCAGTATATTGTCTGTTTAGATTAGACTTTCCTAATTTAGCATTTGCATATATTGCTGCAGTAAATGGAATTAATTCATTACCCTTTACTGTACCGGCCTTTACTTTATTTTTCACAACAACTAAGCCTTCATAGTCGTATATCTGTGAGTCCCCACCAATATCAGTAGCCTCGCACATCACTGTTGCAAATTTAAGACCTATGTCATCTCTCATTCTCTTAGTATATGCTATATAAAGCTTCTGTAATTCTTTAGTAGTTGCCATGCAGGCTATTGAGTTGAAAGTCATTGTTTCAATCTTAGTTAAAAATGCCTGGTGATCGCCGTTTGTTACAGTGCCATCTACCCCACCGACTAGCTTTTCGCCTGCTTTTTCAGTAAGTTCAACGCTCTTGAATGTGACGAATGCGTTTGGCTGTAACTCTCCAGCATTTGCAACCGTCTGTTTATCCACCTCAATAAAATCTATCATGGTTATAACATCCTTCTTGCTAGGATTATCTAGATTTTTTTGAATTTTTATCACAATATCATTCCCCCTACTACCGCCTTTTCTAGCAGTAGCTATGGAATTACTGGCCTTTGTTGTGTTGTTCAATATATAAATATGGACCAATTTAGAGTTTTCAAATAACTCCCTAAGGCCCTTTAACTTATCGTTAAATAGTTCGTATCCCAAATAGGTTAAACTTTCTTCCCTAAATTCTTTAGGGGTAAGTGTTAAAACCTCTCCAGCATTCCCCCAGGAATGTTCTATGGCTATTGCCACAATCCCATTGGCCCCCGTTAATGATAAGCTTCTTGCAGCACTCACACTGTTAATATAAGCACCTGGCAACATCTTATCTGTAGTAGTAAATGTACCGCCACCTAATGCCATTGTTACACCTCTCTTTCCATGTACTCTTCTATCATCTTATCTACTTCATCTGCAGTATATTCCTTGTCAGGATCAAGTAGAACATCTATTATGTCTTGCTTGTAGTGATATCTTTCAGAGTTTAAGAACTGTTCTTTTGTGAAAGTAGCCAGTTCTACACCCTGAACTTCTTCATCTTTCTTTTTAGCCATTAATATCTATCCTTTCTTTCAAACTTGCCATCTTAGGCACTTTTTCAACCTCATAGGATGCCAGTACCGGATATTCCACAAAAAAGTGAAGTTTATTATCTTTAATTTCATATTCAATGTCAAATCCATGAATTAAGGCATCCCCTATCTGAATATCTTCTAGGACTGTTGATAACTTGTCGCCCATGGTATTTAAATCGTCATTACCTGAGTTATTGCTAAAGTACACAATATCAAACTTGTATCTTTTCCCTCTTCCAGATCCTAACTTATTTTTATTTGTGGAATTTATCAGGGAAATATAAAAGCAAGGCTCATTGAAGCCCTGCTCAATATTTTCTGAATATATATTTGGTACGCTCTCTGGGAAGTATTCTAAAAGCCTTTTAGAGATGGCATCTATCAAGTCATTAAACATGTATATTCTCCTTTAAGAATTTTTCTAAATTTCTTCTTGCAATGCTCGGGTATCTAACTTTCACATCAGCTACTGTTTTTCTGCACATAAACTGTCCCTGTACCCACGGGGCCTTTAACCTTACCCCCAATTCGGGAACAAATCTTCCCACCTGTTGCTTGTGTCCATATTCAACATAAGAAGCATAATTCATGCTATTGAATAAAAGTAGCACATAGGCATTGCCTTTTCTTGATATGCTTCTGGTCTGCACATACGCACCGGGTGACATATCAACTCCACCAGTCCAGGCTCTTTTTAAATCTCCTGAAATAACGGGTGTACGGAAAATAACATTAGACAAAGTGATTCTCGCTAAATCCCTTGTTAAAAATCTCAAGAATTCATCAGTTTTCTTCTTTTCAAGTTGTTTAAATTGTTCTTCAAGCTTTTTTAAGGCCCTCATATCTGCCTTGCCTCTTATACTACCCATTAGCTCCACCTATCAAATATTTCTAAGTTTATCTCTTGGTGACTTTCATAAATCATAGGAACTGAACTGTTTTTATAAGCTACAGACCTGCCATTCTGGGTTACAACTATCTTACTATTAGGTTTGATATCAATTTCAGGTGCCAAGAATAACTTTATATTCTGAACCAATATGCCACCCTCAGCCTGTGTAATCACCTGTGAGCTGTTGTAAGATATTCGGCAAGGGATTGGAGAAGTATTTATTTTAAACTCCTCAGATTTCTTTGTACGCCCTGTAACAGGGTCCTTACTCGTCTCATATTCGTAAATATCGCACAATCCTTTATACAAAGACTCAATCGCCTTTCTATGATTCATACAATCACCACCTAAAGTCTCTAAAACTATACAAGTTATCCATTCCATAATTTAAGCCCTCTTTTATAAACTTAGATAAAAGAACACCTCTATCAAGTGATGTATCGTAGCTGATACTGACATCACCTTCTGTTATGGATCTTATTCCCTTTTCTATATTTATGGAGTCTGCACCTGAAGTTTGTAACTTAAAATCAAGTATTTTAGCTAGAACACGCCTAATTACGACGTGCTCTAACTCTTTTGGTATTTCTTTTAGGTTACAAAAATTTAAGATATCCTGGATAGTTGATTCTACAGCAAAGGCTAAATAAAAATCATCAGCACTTAAATTGACACCGAATGGGTCAATCAATTCAATCACTTTGTTGATAAAATCCTCTCTGGTCATAATATCACCTACTCTGGCTTATTTTCTCCAGGATCATCTGATTCATCCTTTGATTCATCTCCTGCCTTAGCACTTGATTTAGGCTTAGATTTCCCTTTGGGCTTATTCTCAACCTCAGTATTTTCAACTTCAACCCCATAGCCGTGTTCTTCAAACCAACTTATAAGGTCTTCATCATCAGTATATCCAACACCGTTTATAAATGGTACGGATGCCGATATCCCCGAATAGTCTTTATTTGGCGTTAATATCTTAGCCATATACTACACCACCTTTACTTTACTTTTATTTTTCTCATAACTCCTGCAGCCTTTGTTGCCTTTAGGGCTACTGCAGCTATCATTTCAACTTCACCTTCTTTTACAGCTCCTGCAGTTGCAAAATCAGGTAACCAAGTCTTTACTGGTGGCTGTCCTGCCATTGATATTCCGTGGAATCCATCAAGGCCTATTCTTGCTGCATATAGAGATGTTTCGCCAGTAGTCTCAGTCTTTACGACATCATCATTTGTGCCTGGCTTAGATCCAAAGTCTACAAATGGAATACCGCCGTAAGATTCTACCTGGTTACCAAATGAATCCTTAGTCACTTGATACATCCCTGCCCTTCTTGCACATGCTCTAAGCTTAGCGATTAACTTAGTATTACCACCTATAAATGATGGCTTACCATCTAGGGTCATCAAGAACTCGTCTAATGCATCCAAGAACGCCTGGAAATTCTTTGTTACAGCTTCTGATGTAGATAAATCTATAGCAGCCGCTGGCTTATACTCAGTTGATGAACCCTTAAGGGCTTTTTCCAAACCATCAAAAGACTTTGAGTCTACAGCTGAATCACCATTGATTACTGTATCGTTAAATAGCGCCCCCGCTGCCTTTATCTTCTGGGCCATCTGTAGCGCCACTTCATCAGCTATTCCACCCATATTAGCGATTACTCTGTCTACCTTGAATCCACCACCAAAGATTTTTAAGTCTGCTGTGAATCTCTGCTTTTCCACTTCAGATGTTGCATATTCCTCATTTACATTTCTGAATCCTGCTGTAGGCTGTGTCTTAAGCCTAGTATAGGCATACGTCAAAGTAGCGCCCCCACCTGTAGCTGATACCACATCATCAAATATTAGGTTATCAAATAACCAAGTTGATTTTCTAAACTCGTCAATTACACCTAACTGCAAATCGTCCTGCACATTTAGTTTTGCCTGTTCTAATGTTACTGCCATTTACTATTCCTCTCTTTCTACTCTCCGTTTAATTTTAATTTAATTGCATCTGCAAGTGTCTTAGGCTGTTGTCCACCTATAGGGTCTGTGCCTTCTGTGCCTGTTGGTGTAAAGCCTTTTACTGTAGGCTTTGGCGGTTCCTTGCCTTCTTTTACAAACGCTGTTTCATTTTCTTTCTTGAACTTTTCCATGAACTCATCAGCACCGGTAAACTTACCATCTTTTAACTCAAATTTCTGTTCTTTAAATTCTGCTATGGTAGCTTTTCTGGCTAGCTCTGATGTAAACTTAGTATCCTTGAAATATTCATTGATTGCATTGTCTGTGCACAAACCTTCATACTTATTTTTCCAGTCCTCAGTTTCACTTTTCAGCCCATTGACATCAATTCCATCAAATGCCTTTATCTTATCATTGGCATCCTTAAGCTCTCCCTGTAAATTTCCAAGTTCTGTATCCTTAGCATCAATCTTATCAAGGTACTTCTTTGTTGTTTTTCCATGTTCGGCCATGATTTTATCAATCATTTCATCTTCAAGTCCTAATTCCTTTAAAAATTCTCTTTTCATTTCTGTTACTCCTTTTCGTTTTTATTACGCAGACACGACTGCGAAGGTTTATTTTTTACGACTTATATTGTCGAATTTAGGCATTAAAAATAGACCTTTTAACGACTTGTCTGGGTCGGTTGTGTTAATTTATAGTGCATAGCCCTTTTAAGACCATGCACCCACACATAGAGCCTCTTTTAAATAAAAAGTCAGCTATCTATATGCTAAATTTATTGTCTATAGGAAACCCTAGCATAAGGATTGCTTTCCACACAATCAATTACCTGTTAAGGTGCTAGGGTATAGATATTTTAGTTTTGCTACGGAAACAAATTTCCTTCGCACACTTTTTACCGCAATTCGTGGTAGATAGTGAGACGAAAAAAGCTAGTATTTTCAATACTTGTGCAATTTGCGTCTCTTGCGTCCGGTAGAAAATGGGACGCAAATAACGAAATTAACCGCAACAACTAGTTATACAACGATTTTTAGCCTTTTTTCGTCATATAGAATTTTATACGTCGAATTTTGGCTAAAATCCGTTATATAGATTTGTTGCACTAAAAAAGCACCCTAACCCTTGTTAAAGTGCTTTTTTGAAAAACTGTATCAATTCTATCTCTGACTCTACATACAATCCATCGAAGTCAAAATCATTAAATACCCTTAGTTCTTTTCCATCGATATAATAATACTGTATTTTAGAATCATCAACATCATGTAAAAACTGACCCTTTTTTATGTTAGGTATAAATTTTTCCAGTGCCTCACATTGCCTTATAAATAAATCTTCTGCAAATTGATCACATATATTATATCTGTATTTATATTCTCTACTCATAATTTTTACCGTCCCTTTCTAAACCTAATTTTTTATCAACACCTCTATTAGATTTTTTAGAAGTTCTTAGTATATCCTCATAAGCTTGCTGTCTAGTAAGCTTCTTTTCTCGAATTTTTTCTTCAACTTTTTCATTAAAGCTTGTATTTATGGGACTTTTAACATCAAGTTCTGCTCTGGATTTCACATCATTCATCATTTCTCTAGCCTGAAATTTAACCCTATTTCTCATACCAAAGGCTTGTTTAGCTTGTTCTTCAATAGTCTTTGTCGTATCAATTAAATTTGGTATGTTTTCCATGCGTGCATGATACCAGCTCCTAACCTCAAAATTACTTAACGTTTTATTAAGCTTAGGGCTATACTCAAGGGCTTTTATTCTGTCTATCTTTTCAGCTTTCAAAGATTCCCATTTCTTACTATTATTATACTTCAATTTCTGAAAATCTTCAAATGATTTAGGAATATCATCCCCATAAATTTTGTGATATTTTTCATGTAATTTTTTATCGCTATGTCTGTTCTTCCAGGCTTTTTCTGCTGCGCTATATTCTTTGTCATCCTCTATATATTTCTTATAAAATTCTGGATAAGTCATATCCTTAGGCACGAATATAGTCTTGCCATTCTTATCCCTTGCTGCCCTTTCACCAATATGGTATTCTTCAGGGACATATGGTGCAGTAGTTGTTCTACAGTGAACATGAAATGGTGGGTAGTTGAGTCCAACCTTTCTATTTTTTAGTAAAAATACTTTTCCATCTAGATGCCTGCAGATATCTGATGTTTTGTGGTCTAAAGTAGCTACTATGATGTATTTTTCTACCCCTAAGTCTATGTAATTATCATACCTAGCTTCTTCAGCTATTCTTGCCGACTCTGTATGAAGCAATGCCTCTGCGTGATTCTTTCTGGCACCCATTGTTTCAGCTAGCTTTTCTGCGTGCTTTATGGCGCTATCTCCACGAATTAAAGACTCTTTCATAGTTTTGTCTAGCTCTTGTATCAAAGTCTCCCTATGAGGGCCCCACAGCCTTTCAGAAAACTCTACACCATCACTAGTCCAAGGTGTTTTTATCAGTGTTTTAATCGCGTATTCACTAGGTGTGAATAATTTAATCTCAGCACCTAATCCTTGTGCAATATCAAAGGTGCTTCTATAGTAAACATCCTTGTATAAATCTTCTAGAAAATTGAATATTAAACCACTCTCCTTACTGATAAGCTCATTAACTGAATTTATTAGTTGGATTTTTAGTAATTCTAACCTGGTTAAGTGATAGGAAGTACTGGCATTTGCAATTTTAAGTAGCCACTCATCAGGTGTTTCATCAGTAATCTGACTAGCTTCTCTTATATACTCGTCAACATCCATTCTGAATTCTCTTATTTCTTCTGGGGATAATTTCTTCACGGCATCTGCATAGGTCAATTCATTGTCTTTCGCAAACCTGCCCACCCAGTAGTTAATATTCTTCTTCAATTTCCTGGATATTTCACGATTAATTCTATGAAGGTCTTTTTGCGTAGTCTTTACCCTGGAATTTTTTAGTTTTTCTAGGGCTATGGCTCGTTGTTCCCAATACTCTATATTATTACTATTCTTCGTCATCAACATCACCACCGCCTAGACCATATTTATCATCAATGTCTAAGGGCTTATTTTCAGCCTTTTCCTGCTTAATTCTCCCTAACTCTTTTGCTGGATCATCTATGTAAGGGTGATTTTCTATAAGTGTCTCGTTGGATATAATTCCTACAGAGTCTTTTATGTCGGTTATTACCTGCGATTCATTGATTAGTATATCCTTGTTAAAAATTATGTCTATCTTATCCTTATCATTTGCTACATACGTTGTAGTTGCTTCTAAATACATCTTTATAAACTCGGTCAGTTGCTCAAAAGAGGATTTAAACTCCGACTCTATATCATTAGAGTCTAGGTCTATATCAGAATACATACTCTGTATATTCATCTGGTTAGGGTTACCACCCAATCTTTCATCTTTTGCATCAAAAGATTTAGCATTTTCTATCAATGCTTTTTTTAACATATCCAAGATTGTCTTATAGTTATCTGAATTAACCTCAATGCTAAGCGCGTCAACACCACCATCAGATTGTACTTTCACTGCCCCTACAGTAGCTAAGTTTTCCTTGAATTCTTCAAGGTTTGCACCGTCATAGTTTTTTATAACTAAAATGGTATTTCTGGCATCCTGTTCCATATTGTTATTATAGTCTGATAATATTTCGTTTATTGCATCCTGTAAAGACTTTACCTTACGAATTAAAGGAATTTCATCATCATTGTACTTAAATGCTACCAATGGCACCTTTCCTGACCAGCTATACCCCCTGCCCTCTAAATCGACCAGGTGAGGTATTTCGTCAACCCTTATGAGACTCTTGCCGCTCACTTTATATCTGATTATTCTCTCAGAATCGTATACGTCGGCATACTCAATTATAACTTCGCGACCTGATATAAACTCACTTTGCGTATGAAGTCTAATAAAAAACTTCAACTCCTCATGTTCATCATCTTTCCACACTGGAATTATTTCATAAGGTTTAAACCTCTTAAATCTAAGATTTGAGTTTTCGTCAACATACGGGTGAAGATATGCTACACCACAATTCAAAGAATCTTTTAGTATATTCTTAGCTATCTTCATAAACCTATGATTAAATATTGGTTCTATTAGATCATCTAAAACCTCATTATCTGATTTTATTGTCGGCACCTTACCTAGCATGTAGTTTTTCTTTTTGTCCACTGCAATGGCATATTGGTTATCAATCCTTTTGTTATTAGGCACGTTTAGCAATTCCTGCTTTGTTCCATCCTTTAGATACAAATATTTCTTGCGCTTTAATATATCATGCTTATTCTTGTAGTAGTTTACCCCGGTAATCTGGTCTCGCCTTTTCTCTGAGGACCTAAAGCTACTAACAAGGTATTCAACATAAGTCATATTTGATGATTCCTTATCCTCTGGTTTATTTATTAAACTATTCAGCTTACTCACCCCCCTTTTTATCCAATTAAACATTCATTCACCCCCTAATCAAATGAGTATGTTGGTGGTTTAGATAATGTCTCAGCAATCCCTGACAAACAGTCTGCACAGTCATCATGTTTATTCTTACCTTCTCTTTGATATTTAGTCACATCTTTAGCAAATTCAGGCCATTTATTTCTCCATGTCTCAGGAACATACACATGTTGATTGACCCATGAAGAGTTTGACAATATTCTTGCCTGTTTATTAGCAGACTGAAAAAAAGTATCTATCACAGTATGATTAGACCCTAGATCTATACTCATGATCCTCTCAACATTCCTTGCATAACTTCTACCACCATTGTTAGACTCTATCCTAGACTTATTAACCCTATCTTCAACCATCATCTTAGCTTGTGCCTTTTCAGTCACTTCCATATCCTCTTTCGTATATAAAACACCAATAATATAAGCTTCATTATCAAAACTTACCCCATAGTCAATGCTGCACAAGTAGTCGTTACCTGTATCTGCAGTATCGGTGTAGTTGTATATATACTTAAATTCAGGTAAACTATTGTATGTTTTGAGTTTGTACAACTGACCTTTTAAATCAATAGGCTCCTGTTGATAGTTTGCACTAGCTATATCCTCACCCATTGCCTTAGTTTTCAGCTCATATGATTTCTTAGATAGGATTTCCTCACATAGCATTGACCCATTATCTTGTAGGGCCTTCATGTTGATGTGTTTTATCTTGAATCCTAACTCGCCTAATCCTTCCAAGGCCCTTCCTGCCAAATCATCACTAGCCCACCTTGTCATTATAATTATTATCTTTCCGCCTTCTTCTAGCCTAGACAGCATGGTATTGGTAAACCAATCCCAATGTTTTTCTTTTACAGATTCATTGTAGGCTTCTTCTGCATTCTTTATAAGGTCATCAATAATCAATATACTTGCACCAAATCCAGTAGCTGTACCAGTCGGTGATGTTGCCAGGTAGTTATTATATCCACCTTCAAGTGACCACAAATTCATTGATCCATCACCTTTTTTTATACGCCTATCTGGAAATACATCAGTATAAATAACCTTACTTCTATCTGCCTTTTCTTCCTGGATTGTGTTTCTAACATTCTTGGAAAATACAGTTGATAGAGTTTCGTTATAAGACCCAGTCATAATCTTTTCCTCAGGATGTTCACCAAGGATCCACTCAACAAAACATCCGGCTGTCCTCGACTTTCCATGTCTGGGTGGTTCATTAATAATCAATACATCATAGTCAGATTGTTCATAGAAACTTTGAAGCTCGTTACATAAATCAACAAGGAATTTTCTATTGGGCTTATAGAAATTTGGAGCTTTAAGGTTGCAATAAAAAAAGAACTCACGCCTTGCAAGTTCTATTTTTGCCCTTTGTTTTATCAGTTCTCTATCCATCTTCAACACTAGCTATCTTTAATAGCTCTTCCTTGGTCATTTCTTTGAATGGATCCTGTTGATTTAAATCAACCTTAGCTTCTAGGTCTTTTCTATCTCTCCACAGATCGGGTCTTCTATTTTTTAGCCAGAATATCTGAGCTGTTGTATCTGGTTGCACTTCTTTTACAACCTCTTTAGTTACAAACATTTCGCTACCTATTAGTTCCTTAGTAACTTCAATATATTTATACCCTAAAGCCTTTTTCAGTAAGGCATTTTCAACTGCTCTATCAACAACCTCTTTGCCTTTTTTTAAGGCGTCAGAAATGTCAGGGTATTTCTTTTTCCAATCGTATAGTGACTGTCTTTTAATTCCAATGTTATTTGCTATTTGTTCGTCTGTTAATCCATCTCTAGCCCAACCTTCAAGCTTTAATAAGCCCTCTGGCTCAAGCCACGCTCTGTATTTACCTTTTGCCATCAGGCCACCTCACTTTCAATTTATTGTATGAAAAAAGAACCCATTACAGGTTCTTTTAAAAGTTACTTATCTTTATCAATCTTATTTACTACATCCCTGCGTATCTGATTTTTAATATCTTTAGTAGTTTTTGTATCTTTATTGATGAACTTGCTTTTATAATTTTTTTCAATCAATCCTTTTTCTGTTTCCTCGATTATCAATTTTCTTTCATAATTAGATATTGTTTCATTAATTATTGCTTCTGGTCTATAGTCTTGTTTTTCATCACCCCTAATACTTTCCCCTACCATAACAGAGATTATGCCAACTATTAGACCTACCCCCAAAGCATAGCATATCCCTTTAGTCGCATCCATTAAGATTCGCTTTCCTGAATCCACATTAAACAATAGACGTGTTAGCCCAACACAAAACGGTATGGATATAATAAAAATTGCAAAAACAAAAATATTGGCTGTTGTTTTTAAATCATCTGTACTAATAATAACTTTAAATAAAAATTCCACTAGATAAAAACTACTTATCAAACACAAAATGAATGAAATGATAGCCAAAAATATCTTCCACCCATTTCTAGATACCCAATTATAAAATATTTTCATTTTTTCAAATACATATTTCACACACATTGCTCAATCCTCCTAAATACAATTATTATCTATAACTTTATCATAATAAAATATTTTTTACAATATATTTAACAACAAAAAAGACACCCTAAGATGCCTTTTTCAAAATATATAAGTTAAGGAGGTCTTATGGTAACTTCCTAATTTAGTGGTGGAAATAAAAGGTTCTTGCCCTGAATATTGTGACGCGTGTTTAATGGCTATCCTTTATACTTCCACATTAACATAATAACATATATTCAAGTGCGATTAAATGCGGACTTTTTAAGAATTACACTTTCTAAATGATTCTAGTGCGTTTCCATGTAATTCAAATAATCTTCTTTTGCTGTAGCCCATTTCTTCTGCCATCTTGTCCCACTCCATGCACAAGATATACCTATTAAATAGCAGTGATTGATATATTTCTGAATATTTACTATCGGCTATCTTATATATCTTATCTGATATCTCCACCTTTAACCTTAGTTTATTGATAAGCATATCGTACAATTTCGACTTGTTATCTACTATCATGCACATTATACTCTCTGTGGATGCTCTTCCACTAGTCTGCACTCGCTCTTCATAATTAATAGCTCCACCTTCAGCAAGTGCGTTTAATTCCTCTATTTCCATTTCTAATGCCTTTATGCTTAGGTCTATCTTGTATACTTGCTTTAAATATTCTTTTGCGTCTAGCTCCATTGCATCACCTTATACCTTATCTTTTGTATCAAAATTCAAATGCTTACATATCATTTGGTTAGTATTCTTTTCTTTGATCATTACTAGATTTCTATTTCTTGGCAGTGTCTCAATAAATCCATACCTTGTTCTAAAATATAGACTGTGTTCATTCATGTATAGATACTTCCCTTCTATCCACTTTGCTCCTGCTTCTGTGCTTCTTACTAGATATTCTATTCCTGGTACTAAGAAACTAAAATCTTTTAGTGCAGAGTTTCTCTTGTGTATTTTGGCTAACTGTATCATTCTTTCCCTTAATACTGCTTCCTTTGCTTTAATACTTTTCGTTGAACTTGAACAATTCTCCACATAACCTTTCTTTATCCAAATTTTTCTCATTTCTATAGCCTTTTTACTTCTGCCCGATTTAAATTTCTTTTCGAATTTCTCATATAAAATATCATTCTTGTCAGTTATGTGCTCACTAATAAATAGATTCTCTTCCACGGTCCATACATTCTTTTTTGCTGATTTTCTTTTCCTGCAATCTTGAATGTTATACTTTCTTAAAATGTGCATTCTCTTTTCCCTGAACGCTACATATGTTCTTTCATTGCCAAATTCAAGTGTAAATTTATTATATTGAGTTTCCAAGTCATCCTGAATATTAGCTATAATAAAATTTACCTCTTCGTCGTTCCATCTTTTGCCACTCAATATTACCCCTACTTTCTTCTATACATCTCGCCTATATCAATTTGATGGTAAACATCCTTAGATACATTATATCTAAGCATTTCCCCATGATTATCTTCAACCACTATGAAATACATCTCTTCGTATATCTCGCCATCTTTTATTTCTTCCGGAACATACTCTTTCTCAATAACCCTACCCGCATATAATCTATCTTGTTCTCTCTGCACTATCTTCCCAGTGTGAACTCCAGCTAAGAATATGCTGCATAAAACAACTACAACTATCGCAACGTAGTATATCTTCTTTGGCAACTTCCCATAATCTAAATAATTCATATCTACGCTCCTTTAACTAACTTTTTAAAAAATCATCTATCGTCATTTGCATGCTTAATTGCTTAGGTTTTTTCTTTTCCTCGACTATAGTATTTGTATTTTCAACCATAACATTGTAATATGATTCTTTTAATTCAATGCTCATTGCTCTTCTTCCCATATCTAGGGCTACATAATTGGTACTTCCTATTCCACCAAATGGATCTAGAACTATGTCATTTGGATTAGTCCACAATTCTATGCACCTAGCTATTAAATCAAGCTGTAGGGGGCATATATGCCTTTCGTCTTTATCATCTCTAGCATGTTGTTTATTTAGAGTGTTAGACTGTCTTATATCGGCCCATACTGGGTTAGCGTATCTTCGCCATACATTGTGAGAATAAACACCCTCTTCAGGGTTAGGTCCGTCTTCTCCGTAAAATGTTGTTAGCCCGTTTTCGTGTGTTATTTTTTCAGGATTTTCCCCTGGCTTCCTCATAGTAATTAAGTAGTCAGGTAGTCCATTCCTACACATTGAAGAATCCTTGCATAGTTGTTTGTGCATAAGCCCTAACGCTTTTGTCCTAGTAGCTTCTACTAATGGATCCTTCCAAACTACAACCCTGCTATGATATATAAAGCCTGCTTCTGTAAATAACCTTATTAATTCACCTGGAAAGTCTTTTAACCCTATTACTCCATCTCTTGACTTCATCATTGGTATATCCATACAATGGAAACTTATTAATCTACCTGGCATTAATACCCTGTATAGTTCCTTTATTAGATATTTAAAATGATTATAAAATTCTTCATCATCTTTGCTGTTACCCATATCTCTATCGCTATTAGAGTATGTATATAGGCTTGCAAATGGCGGACTGAATATACTATAGTGGATACTATTATTAGGTATTCCCTTTAGCACTTCTACACTGTCACCATGATAGCAACTGTATAAGTCGCTTATGTTCTGATTTAATATCTTGTGTTCCATTTCATTTCCTCCCAGTTTGGTAACTTCATTGTTACACTTGGCTCATATGCCGTCATTATTCTTGTTGTTCTCTCTAAATTCTTCTTAGTTACTTCCTTAGTCAATGCTAACATTTTCCTTTTCATATTTTCGGCATCTAATTCTTTTCTCTCTACATTTTCCTTTACGGCCCCTTCTTTAGCTGAAATGATTATATAGACATTTACTTCTTTATCCTGTCCAAATCTCCAACATCTTCTAACAGCCTGATAATATGCTTCGTAACTATCAGATAGCCCAACAAATATCATATTATGACATTGTTGCCAGTTCATTCCAAATCCTGCTATCTTAGGTTTAGTTACAAGGCACTTGATTTTTTCTTTTGAAAAATCTATCATTGTATCTATTTTATACTTAGGCTTATCGGACCCCTTAATTGCATATGATCCATTAATCATATTGTTTAGCGTGTCTGATTCATCATTTAAATCGCACCATACTAGCCACTGTTCACTTGACCTATTAACTAAGTCACTTGCAGCCTTACACCTTAATTCTAAGGAGTCTTTCCTGGCTTTTCTTCTTTGTGTTAAAGTCTGTTTTTCGGTTACAACCTTATCCCCATCAACTATTATTTGATGTATATTTAATTTTGGCAAATCAAATCCTGATATCTCATATCCTAGATTCTTAGGATTGTCTAACACTACTGCCCAGCTACTCATCCATTCCCAAAATATTGCTTCTGCATGGCCCTTTAATCTCCATTTGGAAGTTTCTCCACTGTCATGGATAAAATACATTGATAGCATTTCTGTTCTTGTCATAACTCCTAAAAACTCGCTATGATTCCCTAATTCCATGTAATCATTAGGTGATGGTGTGGCTGTACAAGCTAGCTTATAAGGTGTACTCCTAAATGTGTTCATAATGCTATCTCTTATCTTACCTGTGAACGATTTCAAGATACTTGATTCATCTAATACTATGCCTATAAATCTATTACCTATAAATCTATCTAGCTTTTCATAGTTAGTGATATTAATGCCATCTATTACATCCTCTTGAGATTCGCATATATTAACCTTATATCCAAACTCTTGGCCTTCTGCCTTAGTCTGCCCCGTAACTGCCAATGGTGCCAATATTAACACTGACCCACCTACTCTATTAATAATCTGTTGTGCGAACTCTAACTGCATTAGTGTTTTACCAAGTCCACAATCTGCGAATATTGCTGCTCTACCTTTTTTTAAAGACCATCTCACAATGTCTTTTTGGTATTCAAATAAACTATTGTTTAGTTGCCTTTTGTCTATGTCAAATCCTGATTCCATTGATACGGATATTTTATTATTTATAAACTCTTTATATCCCCCCATATTTTACCCCCTCTTAGAATGGTACATCGTCATCATCTACAGCGCTAAACTCGGCCGGTCCCTCCTGCGGTGCTTGTTCACCCTGTTCAGCCTTTGACTTACTTTCTAATGCCTGTATATTCCTACCTGCTACCTTTGTGAATGTCCTTTTTTCTCCATCCGGTGTTTCGTATCTATCAACCCTGATAGACCCCTGAACACCTACTAATCTTCCTTTTGTTACATAGTTAGCACAAAATTCAGCAGGCTTCCCCATAATCTCTACTGGTATGAAGTCTACAGGTGTAGAACCATCCTTATTTTTATAATCTCTATCAATAGCCATGGTAAAAGTGGCTACTGGGGTTCCTGACCCTGGAATATATCTTAATTCAGGATCCTTGGTTAATCTTCCAATTATAACAACATTATTCATCTTCCTTATCTCCCTTAAACAAATTTTCTACTAAATGGAAAAGTCCAAACATTTCTAGTAATTCAATCCCATCCTTTGAAAATATAGTAATCCCATTTCTCTCATAAACTTCATAAACTCTTCCTATCATTTTTACCTCTCTTCTTCAAACGTTTCTATTACATTAATGATTTTTTCAATGTTCATTTTTTTATCTCCTTTTATTTCAAATATTTATCTAGCAGCAATTCAAATATACTTTCCAAAACTGCTACCGGCATGGCATTCCCCGCTTGTTTATACAATGCACCATTTAGGCAACCATTTTTACCTGGGTGTACTTCCAATGCAGCGTCAAAATCTTTATCTGTAAATCCTTGCAATCTCCAACATTCTCTCTCGGTTAAATACCTGTATTGGCCATTTTCTAGGTCTATAACTCCACTATTAGGACACCTCATTTGTTTGCATAAAATTGTGTATGCATATTCTTTTATAACACTTACCTTTCCAGTGAATCCCCCTTCGGGTTTTTCTGTTTGATTTATTTTGCTTAGCATTGATTTTTGCGTGACTGTGTAATGTTCGTCCACTTCTTTTTCTATAAATTCTTCTATATTTCGCATAGTCTTTTTTTTGAGAAGTGAAAAATCAAACTCTTTTCCGTTTAATATTGATACAACAAATACTCTTTCCCTTGCTTGTGGAAGTCCAAAATCTCTTGCATCTAAAACTTCATAACTGCTAGAATATCCTAACTTGTTCATTCGCTCTATATATTTGTTAAAGTTATGTTTCATTTTTTTTGATAAAACACCTCTTACATTTTCCCAAACAACTATCTTAGGCTTCCACCCCCCCATTTTTTCAATAATGTTTAATGTTTCCCACATAAGACTTGACCTTGTTCCTGATCCTTCATCTCCCCCAAGTTTTTGTCCGGCTATGGAAAAATCTTGGCATGGTGACCCATGAATTAATATGTCAGGTTTCAAGTCCCAACCAACAATATCTTGTTTTTTATATTCAAGTTCTTCAGGAAATAAGGCATTATATGTTCTTACCGCCTTTTCGTCTACCTCAACATAATCAATAGATTTTACTGGTACTCCAATATTTCTTAATGCTATTCTTGGTGCTCCGATTCCACCAAATAACTCTAGTATTTTAATTTCATTCATATTTCTATATCAATCCCCTAATTTTTCAAAAACTTATTTATAAAGTATACTTGACCCTTGCCTGTTACCTTAGTAGTCTTAGTCAGCCTTACTGATCCATCAGGATTTAAATGTGTTCTTTCCTTAACCATTCAAATAATCTATTCTGCCCTATATCATAGCCATTCTGTTTAATTAACTTAGCCAAGTCCCCTATTAGTATCGTCTGCTTGCTACTAGCCACGCTATCAGCAAATAATACTTTAGGTTGATTAGCTTGGTTGATATGTTCCAACTCTTGCCTTGCTTGTCTTTCCTCTTTTAGTTGCGTGGCCATCTTGATTAGTAAGTCGGGGTTGTTTAAAAGCTCATCTGTGGCATACATCCCAGTCTTGCGTATATCCGGTAACACTTTACTAGTCACCCACTTCTTAAACTTCTTTGCCTTTTCTAACTTACTTCCCATAATTAGGCTATACATCCCTGATTCATTTATAAGCCAACCACCCCTTTGGCCTAAACTCGATAACGAATCGTTATTGAGTTTATCTTCAAGGTCTACGTGGTCTGTTAATGCTTTACTGGGGTTAGAATAACCTAACGCGCAAGCTATGTCCTTGCCAACAAAATAAGGCTCATTATTTATTGTTACAGTCCTTATTAGCCCAAATTCAAGGCTGCTAAATTGCTTGTAGTTACCCATTCTACCAATCCTCTCTTCCCAATAACTCATATCCTAATATTCTGCCAGTTACTGGCAAATCACCATTATAGGTTAAATCATCTCCAACACTTTGATTAAATATCTGCTTACAACCGCTTAGCATATCAATGGTATATTTAATCTCTTTAATATATAATTCTCCATCACAGAATAATGCCCATTGAACCTTAAAGCCTATATTCTCATCTATGCAGTCGTCTATAAAATTTAATAGTTTTTCCTTTTCTGTCATCTTCATCACCAGTCATATTTTACTTTTTTCTTTAGTCCTTTTTTATTCTTCCAATTTCTCATGGATCCATCACAGGCATAGGCCCTTGACTCAACATTTACATGTCTTTTGTTCCTGATAGATTCCCTTTCATCATTAAATGCCTTGTACTTATCGCATTTATCATGGCATCCTGGTTGTCTATCTGTGCAGCCTTTACATGGTACTTTCATATTCCCATACCTCTTCAATGTATATCTCAACTCTTGGATTATGCTTGTCATATAAAACCCTAGACCCATCATGAGAAGCTACAATGTTTTTGTTGTCATCCTCTAAAACACCTGCATCTACCAATATGTCGCATGTTGCTTCAAGCAGATTAACAAGGTCTACCCTGTGACGTGTTGGCATGAAATATAAGCACCTAAGATTAATCGCCCTGTTTATCTTTTGCCTATAGTTTCCTGATATCTGTTTTAGGCAGTCTTTCCTGTAATCAACATAGGCCTTAGATGGTAAAATTCTAGGTCTATTCCCCATCATTACCAATCTTTGACTGTTCTTTTTGGTGATAGGCCTGCCATATATGAATATGGTCATTATTTTGTTGTACTTATTCATTCTGCCACCTTTCCAGTCTTTTATTTGTTCCCTTGGAAATTAGCATATATTCTTCTGCCATTTCCATGAGCCTACTTGCTATCCCCTCGTCTATTTCAATAAGCCTACTTGGTCCCATTTCCGATGTAACTATTACTGGCATGTCAGCTAGATATCTTGAATTTATAATCTCAAACATGATATTTATATCTGACTCTGTTACCTTGCCCTTGTATAGATCGTCGATATATAGGACCTCTGCCCTTTTAACTGATTCTATCAACTCCTGGTATTCTTCCCTATCGGTTATAGACTGCTTAATTTGAGTCATAAAACCCCTGTAGTCTATGTATTTGACTTCAACACCCTTGGCAAGTAGGTTGTTGGCTATTGCCATTGCTAAGTGAGTCTTGCCACTTCCCACTTGCCCTAATATCATAAGACTTCTAGCATCTGCATAGGCTTTGGATTTAACATAGTCAATGCAAGCATTCTTGATATCCTTGTTGGCTTGTGTTTCCACAAAATTACCAAAGCTTTTAGACTTGAACTTATCAAGAATCCCTGATCTAGCTAAGGCCCTTTCGTGGTCTCTTTCAGCTTTGCATGTGCATTCAACCATCACTTCTATACCATCAATGATTTTTGGAATATATTCCAGGTCTTCACACTCAGGGCATTTATAAGTCTTTGTCTCCAAAGTCGTAGTTACTCCACTTATCTGCCTTGCCTGTAGTTCCCTCATTCGCTTGGCCCAGTCTATTTGACTCAACTGCGTTGCCCCCTTCCAAGTCTAGATAATCATATATGCCTGTTCTGAAAAAGGTATCGCCTTGCTTATACCTCAATTCCTTAAATCCTGATGCCTTCTGCTTCTCAACATCTGCCTTGTAGGTCGCTATCGCATTGAGTACCTGTTGCTCTGTATAGCCTTTTAGCAGTTTTTCAATGCTCTTCATAGCGTGGATCTTACCTTTCTTCACTGGATAGGCTGCCCATATTCTCCCCTGTATTTCAGATTTGAGTTCTGCATGTGCATCAGCAGATGCAGTATATATATTATCCTTTACTTTACTTTCCTTTACTTTACTTTGTGTACTTTCCGTAACATTAACCCCAGTTTCTTCCGAATTAACCTTAGTTTCCGTAACATTAACCCCAGTTTCTTCCGAATTAACTTTAGTGTTGCTATTGTTTTGAGTATGCTCATTTGTGCTTATTTGCTCATTTTTAATGATATAATCATCATTGATATTGGTGTTTTTTCGTTTTTCTGTGGCTGATATATATCTATTTTGTATTCCTTTTGATGTTAGGATGTTGTATTTTTTGTATTTATCTTTATTGAAAAAATCAACTTCCAAAGCTTTTGATACTACATCTTTAATTAGTTCTTCATCAATTCCAGTCAAGTCTGACATTAAAAAACATATATCGTCATTCCAGGAAATATAATAACCATTATCTTTATATATCTCAGCCAGTAAGTACACAAGGACTCCTATTGCTTCTGGTCCTAATGGCTTAATGATTTTTCTTACTTTGATATCGTATAAGAAGTTAACATCTAGTGGAAAATATTCAAGCCCTGTTTTAGTTGGTCTTGCCAACATCACCACCTCCTGAATAAGAGTTAGTGAGGCGGTGTATTTGCTCTGTAGTATATCGTATATCAAATTCGCTATAGTCATTCCTATAGCCATTGGCAACCTGCCATTCTAATTTATTAATAGCTAACTTTTCCGCCTCTTTTATTGTCATTATTTCGCCCCCTTAACTGGTGCATTTTCTATTCCCGCTATAAGCTCATCATACTCTGCCATGGTCAATTCTTTGGCACTATTCTTGCCCTTCTTGTGAATTGACTTGTCTATATCTGCCTTACTATATCCCTTACTACCACCTATTGCATATAGCCTTGATAGTTGACTTTCAGTAACTAGCTTATCTGCCTTACCTGACCCTGCACTAGTTCTTGATGTTTGCTTTCCAGTGTTCCCTTTTGCTTGTCTATAATATTCGTCTGTATCAGGATCCTTTGTATCATCTATCAAAAATAGACCATTTAAGGCATATTTCCTGGCATATGATGAACTCGTCCCAGTTACCTGCGCTCCGTCCATTCCCTTTTTTGATTCTTCTTCTCTGGCAAAGGCACAGTTTGTTATATGAGTTTCTCCATCCGATATGGTGCATGTTGCCCTGATGTAATATCTATCCCCTATATGCTCCATGGTGTCACTTATCATAAGGAATAATCCATGCTTGGCTAGTATGGGCTTTAAAGCTTCAAGGATATCTTCGCAACTCCTGTAGTTGTACTTGCCAAAGCTATTATATTGCCCTTTTGGTGCTTTTAATTCCTCTTGCACCTTGGTTAATTTTTCATATATAGTCATTGCCCTACTCCTTCTTAGTCTTAGGCATTACTAGGCTATCTTCAAATAGTAGGTGTGCCCCTGGTATTTCTTGCCCATCTTTTATAGCCTTCTTAATCGCTGTTTTATCTTCCTTAACCTCAACTTTTGTGACTCTGTATTCTTCAGGTATTTTAGTTGGATCATCAACAACTACCTTACCAGTACCTTTTCTAACTGTCATGTTTCCTAAGTGCGTTTCAATCTTCTTCACTTCCATAGCCTGCATGCACTCTAGGGCATATTTCTTAATACTATCTATTCTAGCCTGTTTCTTTACTTTCAGGTCAGCTAACCTTTTTCTTTCAGCCTCAATATTCTCTATCATCATTTCATTAGCCCTTACTACTGCTATTAGACCTTCTGACTTAGCTTGTACTAGCTTTTGAACTGTAGTCTTAATCTCTTTTACCTCTTCCGTTGCTTCGCTGTCCCCTGCCTCTTCTAACCTGTCTAGCAAGCTTTCTAGTTCCTTTATATCCTGCCCTAACTCATATAGTGTACTCATATTTACCTCCCCGTTTCTTAAAATGGACCATGATCCATTGTTAATATCTCTTGTTCTAAATCATATTTATCTTTTTTCAACTGCTTGTTTTCATCTTCAAGTGCCTTGCATTTTTCTTCAAACACATCTACTTTAAACTCAAGTAGGCTTATATGCCTGTTCTTTTCTTTTACAAGTTCTTCAAGCAGTTCTTCAGTGTTTTTCATTTTGTTTCTCCTGTGTTATAATTAAATTGGTTATTTTGATTAGTCGGCTATTTTAGTCGGCTTTTCTTTGATTTTAAGTAATGAATATCAAGGTCCCCTTTTTTTATTCCATATCTGTCAAATCCCCCAATGTCCCTGATGGTTAGCTTTTCATTTTTGTTAAGATACTCTGAAATAACACTATTATCATCAACCTGAATATCTATTTCTGGTTTGGAGTCTGTCCATAAAGTTACGCAAAAAGCCCCTATTGACTTGAAATACTTCGTTACACTTGTAAGTAACTCAATGTTTCTATTAAATTCTTCAACCTCTATAGTGCTTCTATCCTTATCATCTTCAAAATCAAGGTTTAATTCGTTAATCTTGTTCATTTTTTGCCCCTCACTTTCTTCATATTTAATTGCATCTAGCAACTCAATACATTCTTTTAGGCTCTTCTTCGTAAAATCTACTGCTTTTCGAACAAGCCCAGTGTCGTCACCACCTTGTGCCATCAGTAGCATAATTGGAATGCCAGTTTGCGTGATACTCTCAAGCGATCCAGCAACACCAGCTAGAATGCACAATATATCACCCTCATCAACTAACTTCTTATTTAATTTTTCATTAATTTTATTAATGTCATTTGCTTTTTTCATTTTTCGCCCCCCCTTAAATCTTATATATTTTGCCACTTACACCAAGCCATCTTGATATACTCTAGCCCTATAAGGGTTGCATACCAGATGGCACCTAGAAAATCATCTATAGCCCTCAAGTTAATCACCTCTCACTTATCCCATATCTTTCATAAAAATACTCCCTAGGCACTCTAGCCTGTACGGTCCTATACCCTTTGGCCTGCAACTCTGCGTTTAGCTCTCGTATTATCTTGTAGCCGGTACATATCTTCCGGTCCAATATGGAACTAATTTCATCAGCTTTAATATAATAATCTTTCATTGTCTAACCCCCCCTATTGTTAGTTATGTTCTTTTCCTCTCTGTATGATATAATTGTAATAACTATATCAACTCGGAGGTTTAACTATGATTGACTACGAAGAAATAAGACAATCCATTCATCACAGCGATAACTTAAAAGTCGAAGAAATAATTAGAATCTATGAACTTATAAAGTTGAACGAACAACATTATGAAGAGCTTAAAAGAGGCTCTATTCTTTCAACTAAAATAGCTATCGCTACTTTGCTTGTATCTGCCTTATCTCTCATTACTGCACTAGTGAAATAATCTGTATAAGGATACCGCTAGTGCTATATTAGCTATAAGAAAACCTATTAAAGCTAGCGGCAAATCCTTATCATCTTTAAACCACTTCATCTCTTATCACCTCACTTTCTAACTATGTTTTTTTTCACCTAATCTCTGATATAATGTTCTTTAGAGAGGAGGTGAAAATATGAAAAAATTCATTAAATCTGTAACTATATTCGTTGAACCTGATAGCTCAGGAACAGATACAATAATGGATAAAACAATTAAATCCTTATATAATGTTGCTGAAAATACGAATTTAATTGCAGATATCCAAGTTTCTGCTGTAATGAAACCTGTTACCTTAGAAAGTTATACACTTTGTTATTCAATTACGGCTCTATACTATCAAGAAGTTTAAAATTTAATCTATTTGCCATAATATCTATGTCATTTTCGTTGGATATACGACTCCCATAGATTTTACAGGTTAAATTGCAAGACTCCGTATTACTCGCAATAATATGGAGTTCTTTTCTTATATCCTTTAACTCTTTTAAAATTTCTTTTAGAAATCTGTACATCTCTTGTCACCCCCCTATCGTTGATTGTGTTCTTTTATCTCCTTGTGCTATAATCTAGTTATCAGAATTGCTGAAATCTATAGAAAGGAGAATTAGTTTTATGATTAGAACACCTGTTTCATCTAGCAGAATGAAGAGTGTTGGCTGGGAAGACAATGTAATGGAAATTGAGTTTAATGACGGTGCAATATATCAATACTACGATGTGTCAAAAAGTGATTACATTGACTTTATAAACTCACCATCTCTAGGTTCTGCACTCCACAGATTTGATAAGATTCATTCGTACAAAAGAATCTTCTAACCATTTAAAGGAATACTTTCAATAGTTTCCTTAACCTTGACACCATCCTGAGTTATCACCACTTCAACATATGGATGGTGTTTTTCTTTTAAATGTTTGATTATTGGTTCAGCTAATTTTTTTAACTCTTCCATCTCTCATCACCCCCCTTATTGTTGATTGTGTTCTTTTTCGGGAACCTCGTCTTTAAAAAAAATTCCAGCTTGTTCCTTCGAGTATCCCAATATTGCTATTATTTTTAGAAACTCATTAACCCCTATATCAATATCTCCTGACTCTCTCTTGGTATATGGCCCTCTTGAAGACCACCCCATCTTTTGTGCCATTTCTTCCTGCGTCAAGCCTTTGGCTATTCTTTCAGCTTTCAATCTGCTTAAATCTAAACTCATACTATCACCTCCGTTCTCTATCGGGTACACTATCATTATAAAACTGTTGTTCTCTTTTGTCAACAATAAAATCGAAAATAAATAAAAAAAGTTTTTTTAAAAAACCTATTGTATTCATTCGGGAACAGTGATACAATATAGGCAAATAAATGAACGGGAGGTAGAGT